AGGCTCATGCTCTCGGCAAGGTTCTTTTCGTACTCTTCGGACAGGCTTTTCTCTTTCGCCACTCGGGCAAGGTACTCCTTGTAGGCTTCGCCTATCTCTTGGTTGTCGGGGTCGTTGACTATCGCCTCTACGCCCTCTTTGCCCAGACGCTGCACAGCCAACACTATCGGATTCTTGCCGTTTGCCATGTCGCTGATAAAGCCAGCCGCCTGCGGGTTACGCTGCAACAACCCCCGCATCTCTTCGTCATTCTTGCGGTAGCCCTCCAAATCCGCGTCCCGCTCGTCCGCAAACTCGTTCAAACGACCAAAATACGCCTCTTCGTCCATCGCGCCCTCTCCCTCATACACATCTTCGGGATAACGCTTGCTCAGACGCTCGTTCAGCCGCTGTCTGTTTGTTTTTTGCTTATTTTCAGCCATATATACGCTTTTGTTTTAGCCTCTTCGTTGAGGTGTTTTTACAATTTATTGTGCTGCAAAATTACTATCAGCTCCCCACCCCTCAATTATATCCGTTGTAATTGCATTTTTTTTCGTATCTTTGCAGCGATTTTTTTCAGCCACCCTCCATAGCCATGAAACACAAAGGTAGCATAATCGACTTCACTTCACAGCGTAATGGCGAAATCATACGCACCTACCGCGCCATTCTCGCCAACGCTGAACGCATTGACCGTAATAAGGTATTCGCACAGGTAGCCAACTCCCCCTGCTCCCGCTTTTGGGTCAGCGAGGATAGGGCCTACCAGGTCGTGCTTGCCATGCTCAAAGGTCACCCCATTGTCTTTACCATGACACCTAACAAGCGCGATATGTTCACCGAGATTCACCGCCGTGTGTGCCTATACCGCACCGAACACCCCGACACGCTCCTTGCCGATGCCGTGTGGGAGGTGGTGAACAGCCGCGCCCCCAAGTTCTACATGACACCAAAAACCATTGAGGAAATAATCAACCGCATCAAACGCGGCTACTACAACAAGAAATAATCATCCCCTCTATCCCCTCTATCATATCTATCCGGTCTATCGTTTTATCGTTTTATCGTATCTATCGTACCTATCCCCTCTATCATATCTATCATATCTATCGTATCTATCCAGTCTATCGTATCATCGTATATCGTATTATCGTCTATCGTCTATCGTACCTATCCCCTCCATCACACGCTCGCAGCCGACACCACGGGCGCACTCCATCCCGCCTGTCTGTTCGTCTCGGCACTCAGCACCCTCGGCACTTCCATTTCCCGTGTGCTTATATACAACGCTATCGCCCTCGTCATAAGCCTGTCATCGTGGTAGCCCTCCATTGCCTCAAAACCCCCTTTGTCGGTCTCAACATACGTCAAGTATTCGTTCAACGCCTCTTCCTCACGTTCTATGTACAGGCGTTCACGGATGGCAACCTTTAATTCATATATCACCTCTTTCTTCGTCACGTTGTTGGTGTGGAATCCGTACTTCCTCGGTAGTCCCTGCTTGATGTCCTCCGCGCTCTGCTTGCGGGTGTAAATATTATCGTATTCGTCCGCAATCAATTTAAGTATGTACTCCGCCTCACCCTTGGTGTTGTTCGTTTCAAGCGTGTTGCTCTCAATCACCAACAGCGCGTTGTTGTAGTACGCTGCCACCTGTGCCGCTTTCCACGCCAGCTTGTCCATGTCGATATGTCCGTGCCACTCTGCCACCACCACAGGCGGTAGGCACTCCTTCATGTATATTCTGTCAAGCACAAGTATGTCGGCAAAGTCCGCTTTCTCCGTGTGTCCCTTGCACACGTCCACCACCACGAGGTAGCGGTCAAGCACCTCGTTGTCGGGGTCCCGCTCCACGTCCTGCCACATCGCCAGCCGTCCGTTTTCCTCTTTCTTGAAACGTAGGTTGTCGAAAGCCGCCGCCCCATCGTCCGCGCTGCCGTATATCTCGCCCCTCCACTTGGGTTGTCTGCATCCCGCTCTGAACGCCTCCACCTCTTCGTTGTCGAACACCTTCCGCCCGCTGAACGTGAACGCCTCTATGTCGTCACTCGGGTATTCGCTTGCCATTGCACCGTGCTTGCTGTACTTGCTCCGCTCCGTGACGTACCAATGTATGCCCTCCAATGTCGCCCCATGCTCCCACAACCGCCAAAGGTACGTCCCCGGCTGCTCTCGGTCGCTCTGTGCATCTTCGCTGTTTCTGTTGTTGTATAGCCATTCGGCAAAGGTCAGCCGTTCTCGGCTGTCCGCAAAGTCCAATTGGTATTCCTCAATCTCATACCACGACACAAACAACGCCTCGAATTGTGAACGTCCCTCTTTGGCTGCAAGGTATTCGTTGTGGAAGAAGTTGCCCACTCCGTTGGGTGTGCTTTCGTACACAATCATTGTGTATGGCACATAAAGCACTCCCGAACACGCACTCCTTACTATGTCCTCCGGCTTCTTCCCGTCCGTTGCTTTCCACAATCCCACCTCCGACAAATGCACAAGGTTGTAGTCACCGCCACGGCATGAATCGGGACGTTCCGCTGTGCCTATCTTGATTTTGCAGTTTCGCTGTGGCACTCGGTGGATATTGCCGCTCTTGCCCACGCCTACAATCTTCTGCTCTGTCTCGGAATAGGCATCGTTCATCCCATGCAGGTACATGGCAGGGTACGATGCAATCATCCTGTCGAACATATCCTTGATTTCATCACTGCCCACGCCTTGGTGTGCGATGATAAGGGAGTTCAAGCCTACTTGGTGTATCAGTTGCAGCCATGCCATGTAAAGCTGCGTACACGTTGAGCCGCCCCACTGACGGGCTTTGAGAATGATGAGACGGATAGGAACGCCCGCCAACCTCAGTTTCTCCAACCGTTCAACGAAACGCCTCTGCGGTCTGTTCAGTCTAAAAAGCACGTCCTCACCGCCACCCTTGCGCTTGATATACACCAGCGTAGCCGCCCAGAATGCAAAGTCGTACTTAAAACGTATGCGGATGAACGCCTCGACAACCAAGTCCATTGTCGGCTGGTCGTAAGGCTCGCCCAAGTCCTCTATGTACTTCCGCAGACTGCCCGCCTGTGCCAACTCCTGCACCAACGGCTCTTTTATCATGCCCACGGGGAGCCACTGACGGGGTATAGGGAAGTCGGGCAGCACGAACTCCGTTCTTTCGCCCACGCTGCCCTCGCCCGTCACGGGGTTGAACGGAGCGTACATCTCCGCCCGCCTCCGCTCATTCTCCTTGATTATGTTCTCAACCTCTATCGTATCTATCTATTCTATCCAATCTATCAAGCCATTCCGTTCTGCTGCAACTGCTGCACCGCTGCGGGGTTGGCTCCCGCGTTCACCTGCTGCATCACCTCCGGCGGTATCCCCTGCGGGGTCTCTCCGTTGGCTATCTGCTCTTTCTGTGCCTTGATACTTTGCAGCAACTTGTCCTTGAACGCAAACTTGCTGTTTTCAAGCAACATCTCCACGTCAATAGCTTTTTCGTGGAACAGCTCCATAAGTATGTCGTTGTTCAGTGCCTCTGCCAATGGCGTGGACTGTCCCTGCACTATCTTAACGTCTGCGTCCACATCACGAACGCGGGTCGGGCTGTCTATCATCAAGCCGTTTTCTCCTGCAATCCTTAGTATATCCTCGTCCGTGTAGTATTGCAGGATATTCTTCAATTGCTTGTACGCAACTTCGCTCATCAACTCTCCGTATGAATCGAACAAGTCAAGCAACGATGTTGTGCTGTTCTGCTGCTGCTGGCTGTATAATGCCGCACTGATACCGCTGTAACCTGGCTTGCCCTGCAACGCTCCGTTTACTCCGCTGATGTCCTCAAAGAATTTCATGTCGGCTGCCAAAATGTCAGCAATACCTACGTTGGTTGAGTTCGCGCTTACCTGTTCCGGCTTGTTGCCGTACTTGCTCGGCTTGTAGAGTATTACCGAATTGGGTTTCGCCCATGCGTCTGCCGTTGCCTGCGGGTCGCCTATGATGCTGTCCTCGGGTGCAAGCAAGCCGCCTTTCGCGCTGCTCTTCACAATCATGGTATGCAGCATCCTCGACATATTCGTGCTACGCTGCACGTCTATGAGGTCTGAGGACATGGAGCGGATAATGCCGTCAATCATCGGGTAGCCTCTCCATGAATAGGGGTGTTCCTCATGCTTGAATGGGGTCTCGCCCTCGTCCAAGATGTCACCGAATGGAGAAATTAAGTAGTAGTACCAGCAATCATCAACCATGAAACGCACCACCTCAATCAATGCGATGTCCTCTACCGGTACGCCCACGGCCTTGCCCTGCTCGATACGTCTCGCGTTCTCTTCATCCACCAGCACCGCCTTGTCTTTCTCGTCACACTTGAACGTCTGTCCCAACGCCCAATCATGGCACAGCCAACGCGGTTTCTGCTCTTTCCTCCACACCTCTATGACACGACACACGGAGCTGTCACGCGGGAAAAGGAAATCTCTGTATGACTTTTTGTCGCTGCTGCCGAACTCATCCCATGAGGTTTCGTTGGCCATCACGTCACGCGCGTACTTGTATATCTCTACAAGTTTGTTGTAACTCTGCGGGTCGGTGGCGAAACGCGAAAGCAACTCACCAAAGGCAAGGTCGTGTATCTCGCCCACCATTCGGCAATCCCAACCTCGGCTGTCACGCATATTGTTGTCCACAAAGAAAGCGTCAAGCGGCACCTGCTTAATCCAACAATCCATTCTGCCCCTCCACCAGCCGTATTCGGTCTTGAACACCGCCAAGCCGCTGACCAAGTAGTTTTCAAACTCGTTGGAGCCTAATCCGCTCATCTTGTTGAGTTGGAAATTGTATTCAAGCAATTTGGTGTTGGTCTCCACATATTTCTGCTCGTCATCGTCACGGGCAAAACAGATAGGCTCGTTACCCTGCTTGATGTACACGCCTTTCACGGCTCTGACAAGTCTGCGGATAAGGTTCGTCTGCAATGGCGTGTTGCCCTGCCGTTTGATATACTCTTCCTCCGTCATGCGTCCCTCCGGGGTTTCCACGATGTCACCCCATTGGTTGCCGTAGGTGTAACGCTTGGCGCGGTCTCTGTCCCTGCGGAACTTCTCCATAGCGGAATAGTACTGCTGAGCCTCTTGCAGTATCAGCTGCCCACGGGCGCGGTCGTCCCCGCTCGTCCGCATCTTCATGCGCTTCACGCTGTCGGCCTCTTTCGGCAAACGACCGCCCACCCTGCTCATGCGTCTTATTGTTGTCTGTGTCATATACTTTTGTTTTAATTTGCAAAATTACTCATCCCCCGCTATTCCTCCACGTTATCCGTTGGATTTAAGGCGTTGTCGGCTTCTATCGACTTGTTGATTGCCTTGTCTTGTGCGTCCCAAAGTTTGTCGTTCTGCATCTTTTTGAGGTTTTCATTGATACCAGTAGCAACTTTCTTTCGGTCAAATGTGCCGCCATTATCCATGTCGTGGATGATGTTCACCATTTCACGCCTTAACTCGTTCTGCCCGCGTTCCAGCCGCTTGGCTTCTTCGCTGTCGCCCGCTGCGTTGGCTTCCTTTATCTGTTTGTAATAGGCATCGAACAACGGCTTGTATGTGCCGAACACAAGATAACGCCCGTATTCCTCGCTGTCGTTCATCAAGGCGATGTAGTGAGCCTGTCCAACCACCGACAACGTTCCCTCGTCCTGTTTCTTTTTGTACGCTTTCAGCGACTTGTCCGTCTTGTCGTACTCATCTTTGAGGTTGAAGTATTCGTTTGTCAGTTTGCGTGCCTCGGTGCGCTCGTCACCCTCTTTCACAACGCGGTTGGCAAGC